GACCCTAAAGTCAGCAAGAATATTGAGTCGGCAATCGCTTATGTCGGCGGTCGATGCGAGACACTTTTCTCTGGTGTTTATGTCAGAAAGAATGTGCCCGGATTGATTGCGATACTAAGTATGAATGGGCTAGCAACATGAAGATTACAAAACAACAACTTAAGCAGATTATTAAAGAGGAATTGGAACAGCTACCACAAGCTGATGCTTTTACGGATCGGCTGTCTCTTTCTAGATCCATCCGTGATGCCATCATTGGTCATTTGGAAAATGAGAATCTTTTTGAGATGGGAGAGATCCCGCAGTCTGTTATTAAAGTTGTTGAAAATTCGTCTTTACGCATTGCTGATGCGACGAAAGAAATAGATTAGCAACATAGGAGATTTAAAATGCCGATCAGAAAAAACACAAAAAGAATTGACCCTCGTTACTTTTTAAACGAGAAAAGAGAAATAATTACTGAGCAGGAAATTAAGATTTCTGATCTAGCCGCCCGCTATGGTGATATGTCGAGAGATAGGCATCCAGTAATAATGATTGGTCCCAATGCCTTTGTAAGACTTAGCCAACTTGGTCCTGCTGGACAGAAGGGTGTAGCACTTCATTTTTCCGCCCGGCCAGATATGAGTAGTTCGTCTCTTGAGGGTAGTACCGCTGGTGACCCTACGGAATTTTTAATCAAAGGCATAACTAGTTTGATACGAAAAGGTTCTAATTATGGTATAGAGATACCACAAACCGACACAGTAAAAATTGTCAGTTAGAGGATTAGCAACATGAAAATAACAAAACAACAACTTAAACAAATCATCAAAGAAGAAATCAGTTCTATTATTGAAAAGGATGACGAAGACAAAGCAGAAGATGAAGAAGTAGAAGACAAAAAGAAAAAATCTAAAAAGAAAATTGACTTGCACGGATTTGATTCCGAAGAAGAGACGGCGAAGTTTGTGAAGGACAATCCGTCATTTTTTAACGAAGAACTCAGAGATTATGTCCGCGGACAATCTCGCAGCCCAGATGTAGAAGTACCGGGTGGCGGTGTCAGAAGTGTAAAGGGTGTAAAAAGTAGTATTATGGATAGTTTAGAGGATGCTATTCAAGCCGCCCAGAGGGGTGATTTTGAAACAGTAGCTACTAGAGTTGCTAACTTGGAAGCATTTGTTAAAGCATTAAAGAAAGTAGGAGAAATTAAATGAACTGGTTAAAAAGTTTATGGACTATCTTAGTTAGAAAAACATCAACGGTTGCCGAAGAAGCTATTGAAGAAGTTACCGAGGTTTTGGTTGAAGAGGATAACTCTTCTGTAGCAGAGATTTTTGAAGGTATTTGTAAGCAAGCAGGTCTTGGCGGCAAGTTCCTTCAAGGCTTGAGTGCAACTGAGAAGTTTGTTGAATGGTACGACGGCGATGCAGATGAAGAATCCATTAGAGCTTCATTAGCAGAATTTAAAACTACCGACCCAGCTATCAATGCAAAGATGACATCTATTGGTGGTTTTTAAAATGAAAATTAGTATCTCAGAGCTTAAGGAAATTATACAACAGGAAATTGATTCTCTTGATGAAGGAGGATATGGTGAGGGTTCTATGGCTCGTAGTCAGCTTGGAAGAACTGCTGAAGTAGCTTTAATGCTTCAGGATATGATCGGAGACGATACTAATCTCGAAGAGTGGGTTGAGTCCAAGATTACTAAATCACAAGATTATCTTAGCTCAGTTTTAAACTATATGCGGGGCGAACAGCTTTCTGAAAGAAAACTGTCTGAGCCTGAAAAAGATGAAAAAGAAGATATTGTAAAAGGCATGAAGAAGGATACGAAAGACTTTAAGAAAAGATACGGCAAAGATGCTAAAAGTGTAATGTATGGTGCTGCTACAAATATCGCTAAAAAGAATAAAGGTAAAAAAGTCAAAGAAGGTCTTGAACAACTTACTCCCGAAAATATGGAGTTGTTGTTCGATGTTTTCAAGAAGATGGCAACAGAGCCAGCAATTGTAACTGCTCTTGGTATGGGCGGGATGGTCGCTGCTATTGATAAAATGAAGGACATGGTTATGAAGGATCAGAACCCACCCTCTGGTGTTTCTGGCACAACTAGTCCTGATAGTCCTGACATGACAACTGGGACAAGTGAATAACGGATTAGATATGATGGCCAAAGCAAATGCATTTCTAGATACTTGGCTTGCTAAACTGACATCTCGAAAGCTCATGGTGTGGTTAACTGCAACAGGCTTAACACTAGCCGGCCATGTAACAAGTGAAGACTGGGTAATTATTTCTGCAATCTATATCGGTGGTCAAACTATTATTGATGGTATCGCTAGGTTGCGAGGTTATAATGATTAGAAAACAAGTTTTAGAGTTTGTTATATCACACTGGAAAGAAATACTAATAGTTGTGTTAGCAATCGTGGTTGTTGCTAAGACGAGATATGATTACAATCTAATGCAGAAAACATATAAGACACAAATAGAGTCTGCACAATCACAAATCGAAGGTCTTAAAGAAATACACAAGCAAGAGATTAAAGAAAAGCAATTGCTTATGGAAAGTCATCTTGAATCAATCGCCGAAATAGAAAAAGATTACGAAGATGCTCTTGATATGATAGACGAGCTAAGACAAGATAAAGCTGGCAAATACAGGAATAAGTTTAATAGTGATAGAGAAGAACTAATTAAAGATATAGAATCTAAGTTTGGTATTGAGTATGTTCCTTAAGTTATTACTTCTGCTGACAATGACCGCAAATGCCACAGAGCCTGCGAAGTTTACCGTATTAGAATATAAAGCCCCAGCACCCTTTGCTGGTGTTTTGTTTGACGAAAATGCAATAGCAAAGGTATTGTCAAGTTATGATATAGCATTATACTCTTGTGAGATAAAAACTGAGTATGAACTTAAAGTGTTGAGAGAAGAATACGAATTTAAATTAGAGAATTTAAAAATAGAACACAATGCTTTAACAAAAGAATACGACTTGTTTATAATGGAGAAAGACAAGGAAATAAAAGCACTTGTAAACTCTCTAGAGAAAACAGCACCAAAATATAAATGGTGGTGGTTTGCTGGAGGTGTCGCTGTTGGCACTGCGAGTGCATATGGTGCTTACAAGGTGTTTAATGAGCAATAAAAATTTTGATCAGATTGCTGCAATCGAGAAGGCCATAAAAGAAAAGTATGGTGACGATGCGATTGCGAACCCAAAAGCTTTCTGGGACGAAACTAAAGAAAAAGAATATCTTGAGCAGATGAAAGATTTTTATGCCAAGACTTCTAAAAATTTAGAATGGGAAGATAAAATTGATGTAAATGGTATAAAGGTTAGCAAAAAACTACTTAATAAAGAACCTCGTAAAAATTGTCCTGTCTGCGGAACCTTTCCAAAGAAATCCATGGATGATGTCTGCTTAGTCAAATTTGAATGTTGCTACAAATGTTTCATACAATATGTCGAAGGCAGAGAAGAACGATGGCAAAAAGGTTGGCGACCAAAACTAAATAAGGATAATTAAAATGGCTACAGTTTATGAAATAGTTCAAGGCTTATCACAGGCAGCAGCGAATGCATATGACGGTGCATTGGATGAAAACAACGAACTTCTTAAGATTGGATTAAATCGCGAAGAGGGTGATATGTTACATGATAGAAGAGTGATGGACGGATTTAAGGTCCGCTTTTCTGGCAATACCATGTGTTTAACTTATATGTCCGAAGTGCAGCTTAAGCAGGTGCATGAGACAGGCTTTGAAGATGAAGTGCAGTCTACCATGTCTGAAGTTATCAAGTTCCTTAAAAAAGAGTATCGCAAAATTACAGGCAGTTCTGTGACACTAACACAGATCGAAGAAGCTGACATTAGAGTTGAAAGCACATCAAATGTTCGTTCATTTTTAACAGCCGTCCAGCAGTTTACGGTTGGCGGACTAGACGAGGAAATGAATAATAGAGATGGTTCAAAGGCACCAAACGATTATTGGCAAGACTTCATGTCTCAAGGTGGCTGGACTGGCGATGGTGGAAAAAGACCATCAAACGATACCAGAAAAAAGGAATAAGTAAATGAAGATTACCAAGAGACAACTTCACAAAATTATTCTTGAAGAATACATGAAAGAAGAAAACATCACAGAGTATAGCGAAGAAGCAGAAGAATTAATTAGAAAAATGATAGGCGACGATGAATACAATCGCCGCCGTGCTCTTGAAATGCCAAAAGATCGAAACGATGGAAACACAGCCCCGATGCAAAAAACCTCTGATTCGGTAGAGGATAAGATTGCAAGTTTGGTTCAGGGTATGAACCCTGACGATGTAGCAGAATTGTTTCAATCTGTTTTCTCTAGACTACCGGGTGTAGAAATGCAAGATGACCAACCTGAACCACCTTCTTTATATGGTGATCCAAGCGATGACGGAAGGTCTCCAATCACACTTGGCCCTGTTAGAGAAGACTTTGATTTATCTGCACTACAAGAAATGATTCGTACAATGATTAGGGATGTATGAGTTTTGAACTTACCAAAAAACAAAAGTTTCAAGAAATATTAAAGTGTGGTAAAGACCCTGCATACTTCTTGAAAAATTATGCCCGTATATCACATCCGATGCACGGGCTAATCCTTTTTGACACATATGATTTTCAAGATACTTTATTAGACGATTTTAACGATTATAGATTTAATATTATCTTGAAAGCAAGACAACTAGGTATTTCAACAATCACGGCCGGGTACATTTCTTGGCTTATGCTTTTTCATAAAGATAAGTCAATCCTTGTTATGGCAACTAAGTTTGCAACTGCTGGTAACCTTGTTAAAAAGGTTAAAAGCATTATGAAGAATTTGCCAGAGTGGATTCGCATAGCTACAATCTCGGTTGATAACCGAACATCATTTGAACTGTCTAATGGCTCTTCAATTAAGGCGGCCTCAACATCAGGTGATGCTGGTCGTTCTGAGGCACTGTCTTTATTAGTTCTTGACGAGGCTGCACACATTGAAGGTCTTGAAGAGTTGTGGACTGGTCTATACCCCACACTGTCTACTGGTGGCCGTTGCATTGCACTATCAACTCCTAATGGTGTTGGTAACTGGTTTCATAAAAACTGTGTTGATGCAGAAAGTGGAGCGAACAACTTTAACCTTACAACACTACCATGGGATGTTCATCCAGATAGAGATGAAGAGTGGTACAAGAAAGAAACCAAAAACATGTCTAAAAGACAAATTGCTCAAGAGCTTGAATGTAATTTCAACACTTCTGGCGAGACTGTAATTGATCCTGATTGTATGGAATGGCTTTTATCAAATGTGTGTGAGCCAAAATACAGAACTGGTTTTGATAGAAACTTTTGGATTTGGGAAGAGTATGATCCTACATGTAATTATCTTATGGTTGCTGATGTAGCCAGAGGTGATGGTGCTGATTATTCTACTTTTCATATGGTTAAGTTAGAAACACTGCAAGTAGTTGGTGAGTATCAGGGCAAGCCAACTTTAGATATGTATGCTAATATGCTAAATCAAGTTGGTAGAGAATTTGGAAATGCAATGTTAGTTGTAGAAAACAACAATGTAGGCTTCTCAGTGCTTGACAAATTAATCGAAGCACAATATCCGAACTTATACCACTCAGTCAAATCGACACACGAATATATCGAGCAGTATCAAGCAGAATATAGAAACAGTGCTGTTCCGGGTTTTACTACATCATCAAAGACCCGACCTCTTATAGTAGCGAAATTAGAAGAGTTTATCAGAAATAAACTAATTACGGTATATTCTTCTCGTACAATTAATGAGATGAAGACTTTTATTTGGAGGAATGGTCGCCCACAGGCTATGAAAGGTTATCATGATGATCTCATCATGGCTCTTGCAATTGCATGTTGGGTTAGAGATACAGCAATTCAAAACAGTGCAAGAGATTTAAATTACCAACGGGCTTTTGTTGATGCAATCATAACTTCCAAAACAGTTATGAACACACAAATAAAAGGTCAAATAGGATACAAAAAACAAGAATCTTTTGATAAACTTAATGAAGCAAAAAGTATTTATGACCAGTACAAATGGATTATAAAGTGAGAAAATAAATGGCCGATAACAAAAACAATCCCAGAAACAATCAATCACAATTATTTAAATCTTTGACAAGATTATTTTCTGGCCCAATAATCAACTACAGATCACAATCAGGTCGTAGAATTCGCAGGCAACACCTTGACAAGTTTTCGTCTAGGTTCAGGTCAGCTAGCGGCCAGCAGTTTAAAAAAACTCATTATAGTCCGCTTGATCAAATCGGTGCAAATGCAATCTCTAATCAAAGAAGATCTGAAAGATATATTGATTTTGATCAAATGGAGTACATGCCCGAGATTGCATCATCGCTTGATATCTATGCAGACGAAATGACTACATATTCTGATCTCAGGCCAATGCTAAACATACATTGCCCCAATGAAGAATTGAGAGCGGTGCTAGCAATTTTATACGAAAATATTCTTAATGTAGAATATAATTTATTTGGCTGGTCAAGAACAATGTGCAAGTATGGTGACTTTATGCTGTACTTGGATATTGATGATAAGTATGGAGTTCAATCAGCAATATCTCTGCCTCCCCAAGAAGTGGAAAGATTAGAGGGACAAGATGCGACCAACCCAAATTATATACAATATCAGTGGAACTCCGCAGGCTTAACATTTGAAAACTGGCAAGTTGCACACTTTAGAGTGTTGGGTAATGATAAGTATACACCTTACGGAACATCCATTCTTGAGCCGGCTCGTCGCATATGGCGACAGTTGACTTTGATGGAAGATGCGATGATGGCTTATCGTGTTATTCGTTCCTCTGAAAGAAGAGTATTTAAAATTGATGTTGGTGGAGTTCCACCACAAGAGGTTGAACAGTTCATGGAAAAAACTGTCACTCAGCTTAAGAGAAATTCAGTTGTCGATCCAGATACTGGTCGAGTCGATTTAAGATATAATCCAATGTCGATTGAAGA